GTGGCAAACGGTATCGTTTGCCGATGTAAAAGATCGTGTTGGCATACCTACCAACTCAGCCACTATGGTACGCTAAAGGTACCTTTTTGTCAACCATAAAGAATCCCGCCATATTGGCAAGGGGCGGCAATGTATGGGCACAAAAAAACCCACCCTTTCGGGTGGGTTTGTTGCTAGGTTTATTCCTTCGCGGTGGCCTTTTTGCCGCGTCCGCGTGTGCGCTTGCCGCCTTTGGTGGCCGTCTTGTTTGCAATGTCTTGCAACTTTTTGCCATTTTCTTTTATGGCATTTTCAACGGTCTCCTCAGCATTGGCTTGCGCGTTGCTGCTTTCCTGCGCCGCATCAGGTGCTTTCGCTTTGTACTCGGCGACAATCTTTTTGGCTTGCGCCCATACGATATCGTGAACAAAGCAGATGCGCTGCTCATTGTTCATCTTACGCACCACGCTAACGCTTTTCTTTTCGACCGTTTCGCGGTCTTTGGTAGCGTTGGCACCCTCAATCGCAAATGCGATCCCAGCTTGAATTCCTGCCCCCGTTAGGCGGGGAAGGATGTCGCGCAGGTTGTCGGTGGGTTCAATGGAATCCGCCTCATTTGCGACCGCTTTGGTGATAGCATCGGCAAGCTTTTTCAAATCATTGCCAGTGCCGCGAGTATTGGCCGTTTTCTTGGGCCAACCTTTTTCACTTATAATGCGGTTACAGATATCATTGATTGTGCGGTAAGTTGGGTGCTCCTTTGGCTTTTTGTTCTCTTTATCTGCCTCGCAGATGACGGAGATTGTGGCCTCTAGTATTTTCACTAGCAACTCCGGCCCTTTTTTGGTGGCCGATTTTGGGAAGGCGTCTGCCTCTTTTCGGATTGAATCCTCAATTGAAACGCTCCCGTTGTGGAATTGCACTAGTTCGTTACGCAATGAATCTTTCATCTTTTACCTTTCGTTTCCCTGTAGCCTGCAGGGTTATGTCAATCGCGAGTGGCTAATTCTCGCGAGTGCCGCACACGCGCGGCACGGGTTTAGAATCCCATAGAATGTACCTTTGCACAAGCTAAAAGGCGCATTGCCCGCAAGTTTTATCCGGTGGCCGTTGGCGTTGGCGGTTGGGCTGGCGATGGATGGGCAAACGATACCGTTTGAGGCGGTCAGGGTTGGCGTGGGTTGGGCTTGTTTTTGTGGGTTGGGTTGCGCGTTGGGAATATGGCCGTACTGGCGCGAGGTTGCTGTATGGGGCTATAGGGTTATGCTCTGGTGTTCAGATACTATTCGCACGAGAAGACGCATCACAGCGCATTCTGAGGCTTTGCTGTTTTTAGGCTTGAGGATTGCGCGTGCGGCGTTGGCGCATACTTCCGCTGTGGTAGAGCGGGCGGGGGTTGCGCGGGCGTGCAGCGAGATATAAGTTTTTCTGATGGCAGGATAAGGGAGGCTCATGCAGGCTTGCGCGGGTAGCAGGCGCGTGTATCGTGCGCGACCACGGGGGGATACCACCACCCCATCGCCGCCCCTCCCTATACATCCCCCCCAAAAAGAACTGGACACGTTTTAACTTGATGGTACCATTTTCCTATGTCCGAGATATCGGTGAAGAAGAACCTAACGGGCGAGACGCTCGATCTGTTTCTTGAGAAGCTTTCTAAGGGTGTCAGCCTGACTGGAGCCTGTGCCGCCTGCGGCATCAGTGCGAAGCGGGTTGATCAACTCCGTAAGGAGAAGCCTAAGTTCAACGCACAGGTGCTGGCGGCTCAAGCCCGCGCTGAAGAGGCGTTCATCGACAAGATTCTAGAAAGCCGCGATGGGAAGCTGGCATTGTCTTTCCTGCAATCGCGGTTCCCGCACTGGAGTCCGAAGACGGCTGGAAGCGACAATTCGTCCGCGAAGAGCAGTATCTCGCCTGAGCTTCTCTCGCAGTTGTCTTCGATTCCAGAGCGGATTAAGACTCGCAACTAATGCCCGCCAAAAAGAAGAAGCTCAAGACGCTGACGGTTCAGCCAGTCTTTAAGAAAGGTGAGCCTCCTAAGCGTAAGGGTGAGCGGGACATTATTGTACCTCGCCGCAAGATCAAGCCAGCCCCTGCTCCCTCACTTGTGTTGTCTCCAGACGAGAAGCGCAAGCATAAGGCTTTAGAGAAGATTGCAAAAGAGCAGGAGGTTTTGGAGGAGGCCAGCCGTCTGTGCAACTTCCCAAAGAACTTTCTAGGCTTAGAGACGTACCAGTGGCAGAGGGATGTGTTGGAGTCTTTAGAGGCGAAAGAGTGTCAGGTAGCTTTGAAGGCGGCTAACGGCTCTGGTAAGACAAGTGTTGTCGCAGCATCCGCTATCTTGTGGCATATGGTTCGCTTCCCCCAAAGTCTTGTGGTCACCACGGCGGGGGTCTGGCGTCAGGTGGAAGGTCAGCTTTGGCCGAAGCTAAAGGAATACGTCCGTGGGCTGGGTCAGGGCTGGAGGGCAACTAGCAATGAACTGGAGTTTTCCAACGGCAGCCGCGCTATCGGCTTCAGTACGAATGACGCAGGCAAGTTTGAGGGCTGGCACAGGCAGGGGCCGACAGAGAACCTTCTGATGATTGTCGATGAGGCTAAGACTGTGCCTGATCCTATCTTCACAGCCATCGCTCGCTGCCAGCCATCACGACTTTTAATTATGAGCAGCCCCGGAGCCGCTGCGGGCGAGTTCTACGAATCGTTCACAAAGAAGCGTAAGTTCTGGGATTGCCACACTGTTACCGCATTTGACTGCCCTCATCTTACAAAGGAGTGGATTGACACTCAGATTGAGATGTACGGCGAGAATAGTCCGCTGATACGCTCGATGATCTATGGGGAGTTTGTGGACGATAGCAGCGAGGGGCTTGTCCTGAACCAAAAGTCTTTGGAGCAGTGTATGCAAAACCCGCCTGAGTTGCAGACGGGAATGCGGGTTGCCTTCATTGACTTTGCCGCAGGCGGAGACGAGTGTGTGTTTGCGTTGCGTAACGGCAATAAGGTGGTCGAGATGGTAACGTGGCGGGAAAAGAACACTAACGTGACTATCGGCAAGATATTGAATTTAATTAAGAAGCACAACTTAGCGCAGGATGAAATCTACGCTGATGAAGGCGGATTAGGTCTTCCGTTGTGTGATGCGCTTATGGATGCGGGATACGACATCCATAGGGTGAATTTTGGCTCGAAGCCGTTTGATAGCAGGTACTCCAACCGCTCCGCAGAGATGTGGCATGTTGCCGCAAGAATTATAGAGAAGAGGGAGATTATCCTGCCCGATGACGGTATGTTGCATCAGCAGATGGTGACACGCAGAGCCGAGGTCAGCCGAACAGGCAAGCTGGGTCTGGAGCCAAAGGACAAGATGCGCTCTCGCGGCCTAGACAGTCCTGACCGTGCGGATGCAGTGATGGGGTGCATTTCGTGCGGTGGCGGCGTAGGGGGAACGTGGGAGAGGTTTAGTGGCATAACCCGTCCTACTCTTGCTGAGTTAACCGAAGACGCCGAAGCAAGTTTTAAAGAAGATTGCTTGCCAGATGGCATGTTTGTAGGTTATTAGCAGTCAAGTAAATTTTGCATTTACAGCGGTCAGCATTAAAGCCCGCTAAGACAGATGAAGGTGTTTGTTTTGTATGTGGGGAGATTGGGCAAATAGTAGCTTACGATACTGTTTGCCGTGGCGGCGTGTGTGATGGATGCATAGAGTCAGCAGTATCAGTAGAAATAGCGATGATAACAGCTTGGGCGGGCAAGCGAGTAAGGCACCCGTATAGAGGAGAATTTGAAGATGGCTTACGGTAAAGGTAAAAAGAAGAAAAAGAAAACAACCTACGGCAAGTAGTATGAGCAAAGAACTTTACACTGACATCGTTGAGGATGTCGCTAGTCGCGCACGATGGGAAACGCGACAATCCCTATGGTATCAGATGCGGAATGACGGCTTACGCCGCCGCCAGAAACCGTGGGCCAACGCCTCTGACTTTCATTTCCCCTTAATCGACACCACCATCAATAAACTCAAGCCTGCGTTTTTTCAGCAAGCAATGGGGCTAGATGTGCTGGCAACCTTTGTGCCGATGCGTTCGCAGTTG